GAATATATACCCTACTTCCAAGAGGAATATATAGAGAGGTATAAGAAACGTAAATCTATACTAGATGAGTTATGAATCTTGAATTGATCGAGAGTCTTTGGAAAAAGGATTCTCAACTAGATGATGAAAAACTAGATCACGACTCCCTTGACATCCCAAGGAAGCACGCTAAATATCTACAGTTACTTAACCAAGTAACCATGCTTAGAGATGAGCATGAAATCAAACTGAAGTCACTTTACCGTGAACTCTGGGAATTCTATACTGGAAAGTCTGAGAAGCCCTTCCACTTAAAACTATTAAAGACAGACATCGGCATCTACATCGACTCCGATGAGAAGTATCAGAAAGCAATACTAAAGTTAAAGTATTATAACCAGATGATAGATGCTCTCAAGAGCATCCTTACGGCAGTGAACAACCAATCGTTTCAAATAAAGAATGCGATTGAGTTTGCCAAGATGCTTAAAGGCTATGATGTCTAGTGTCCATATACAAAAGAAGAACGAAGTCTATCTTAAGATAGATTGCGAACCCCATGTGGGACACGAATTGGCAGACCAGTTCACCTTTGAGGTGCCTCAAGCAAAGTTCATGTCAGCGTATAAGAAACGCTATTGGGATGGAAAAATCAAACTATTCAGTCCAGGTACAGGTGAGATTTATGCTGGTCTTCTACCTCACGTTACTTCTTTTCTACAAGAACGAGGGTACAGATATGTCTACGTGGACAACGAAGTCTACGGACTACCACAAGAAGTGGATGACCTTATTACTCCTGAGGGAGTTGGGGAATTCGTAAAGACTCTTGGCTTACCACATAAGGTAAGGGACTACCAGTACAAGGCAATCTATGAGGCTATGAAGCATAGGAGAAAGTTACTCCTATCACCTACTGCCTCAGGTAAATCATTAATGATATATGCCTTAACAAGATTCTTTGAGAGGAAGAACCTTAGGACACTTATAGTAGTGCCCACTACATCACTGGTAGAGCAGATGTATAAGGACTTTGAGGACTATGGATGGAACGCAGAAGCACACTGTCATAAGGTATATGGTGGTGCGTCGCCATTTTCTAAGCAGGATGTTATTATTACTACTTGGCAATCCATCTATAAACTCCCAAGAAAATACTTTGAACAGTTCGGTGCTATCATAGGTGATGAAGCACATCAGTTCAAAGCAAAGTCTCTTACCAGTATCATGAATAAACTTCATGACTGTAAGTATAGGATTGGTTTCACTGGTACCTTAGATGGTATGGAAACTAATCGCTTAGTTCTAGAGGGTGTCTTTGGTTCAGTTAATAAGGTAACCAAGACAGAGAAATTAATTAAGCAAGGACACCTGTCCGAGTTTGAAATTAAAATATTACTACTGAAACATGATAAGCAGAAGTTTGAAACCTATCAAGATGAGATGGAATACCTCTGTGGCAGTGATCAGAGGAATAGATTCATACGAAATCTTGTATGTGATCTAGAAGGTAACACTCTAGTTCTCTTTAATTATGTCGAGAAGCATGGACTCCCACTTTTCGATTTAATAAATAAAAAAGTAGGGGGTCATCGTCAGATCTTCTTAGTCCACGGTGGAGTAGAAGTAGATGACCGAGAAAAAGCAAGGCGTATCGCTGAAACAACAAAAGATTCAATCATTGTTGCCAGCTATGGGACTTTTAGCACTGGTATCAACATTAGGAATCTTCATAACGTCGTGTTCGCAAGCCCCTCAAAGTCCAGAATTAGAAATCTCCAGTCCATCGGTAGAGTCCTCCGTAAAGGAGTGAACAAACAGAAGGCTGTGTTATATGATATAGCAGACGACATCACATCAGGTGGTCGTCGAAATTATACCCTCAACCATTTGATTGAGAGGGTGAAAATTTATAATGAAGAATCGTTTAACTATGAATTTATTGACGTTAATCTTAGAACAAAATAAAATGCCAACCGACGAAGAATTTCTGGGTGCCATCAAGATGGTATCTGGTGAAGAGGTTCTTTCTAAGGTGACATCGGTTTCTGATGACAATGGTGATTATCTTATTTTAGATAACCCTATCATTGTTGAAGAAGTTACAGTGCACCATAAAATAGGTGCTAAGGTATCGCCTTGGATGAAATTTTCAAAGGAGGAACAGTTCATTGTTCCTATGAATAGAATTATAACTGTGGTAGAATGTGATCCAGAAGTGAAGTTGTTCTATGACTTATCAGTCAGAAGAATCGACGGCGACGTTGGTCCTCCTAGAAGAAGAGGACGTGTCGGCACGGTGGATCAAGCAAGAACTCATCTAGAGACTCTCTTTAATAAAAAGTCTCAATAGTATTTCTCTGAACCTGCTACACAGTTAGTCTACAGCTCAAGTTTGATCTTGTCAAGCTTGACGTTTGTTCCTTAACATACTATACTGTTAATACAGACCGACTCCATATGAAAAAGAAGTCAGAGCACTATGTAAATAATAAGGAATTTCTAGAGGCTCTAGTAGAATTTAAAGCAGCTTGTAAGATTGCCGCAGAGAATGAAGCACCTAGACCTCGCATCTCTAACTATATTGGAGAGTGTTTCTTAAAGATTGCCACACACCTATCGTATAAACCAAACTTTGTGAACTATATGTTCAGAGAGGATATGATATGTGATGGGATAGAAAATTGTGTTCAGTATATACAGAACTTTGATCCTGCTAAGTCAAGCAATCCATTTGCTTACTTTACACAGATCATTTACTATGCTTTCCTTAGAAGGATCTCTAAAGAGAAGAGACAGTTAGAGATTAAGAATAAAATTATTACTAAGTCTGGTTTTGATCAGGTGTTCCATACAGATGGCACTGAAAGTTATTCAGATATGAATACCATTAAGGAAAACGTACAAGTAAGAAGCAATTGAAGCTAGTTATAATAACTGACCAGCACTTTGGTGCGAGGAAGTCTAGTCGAGTTTTTCATGACAACTTCCAAAGATTTTATGATGATATATTCTTCCCTTTCTTAGAGAAGAATAAGATAGAGGTAGTCTTAGATCTTGGAGATACATTCGATAACAGAAAGAATGTAGATATATGGGCAGCTAACTGGGCAAGAAATAATTACTTTAACCGCCTACAAAAAATGGGGGTCGAAGTTCATTCCCTTGTGGGTAATCATACAGCATACTACAAGGATACTAATAAGATTAATACTCTTGATAATTTTTTAAGAGAGTATGAGAACGTACACATATATGAGAATGCTACAGAAGTAGAAATAGGTGGACTACCTATACTATTCATACCTTGGATCAATTCAGAGAACACAGAGGACACCTTCGACCTCATAGAGAGCACAGATTGTGAGGTGGCCATGGGTCACTTGGAACTCAATGGATTTGAAGCACACAAAGGGTATGTAATGACCCATGGTACTCCTATAACTGCCCTTAAGAAGTTTAAGCAGGTCTTCTCAGGTCACTACCATAAGAAATCTAGTCAGGATCAGTTCCATTACTTAGGTAACCCCTATGAAATTTACTGGAATGACTGGGGTGATGACAGAGGGTTCCATGTATATGATACAGATACCCTAGAGAAGGAGTTTATTCGCAACCCTTACACCATGTTCTCTAAGGTGTTCTATGATGAGAGGAAGCTACCTGATCCTAAAGAGTACGCAGGTAAGGTTGTTAAGGTTATCGTAGAAAATAAGACAGACTCTGCTAAGTTTGAATATTTTATTAGTCAGTTATACGTGCACGGGGTGCATGAGATCAAGGTGGTAGAGGATTCCTCACTTGATTCAGAATTGGACGATAGCCTAGATATAGAGAAGGAGGATACCTTAACAATTCTTGAGAACTATGTTGACGGCATGGATTACCAAGACAAGGATGGTATTAAGACCCTTCTAAAATCATTATATGTAGAAGCGTTGGAGCAAGTCTAGTGTTTGTCCTAGCATTAAAAGGTAAAGAAGATGAGGGTGCTTACTCAGTTGAAGACGAGACTGGGAAGACTCTTTACCTTTTTGTTGACAAAGACGACGCAATGCGCTATGCTGGTTTATTAGAGGCCGACGACTACCCACAAATGAGTGTGGTAGAAGTGAGCGAGAGAGAAGCGATTGGTGCTTGTACAGAGCGCAATCATCCATACTTTGTGATCACTCCAGATCAGATTGTAATCCCTCCTGATTTTTAATTTGTCTAAATCATGATTATATTCAAGACTATCAGATGGAAGAATTTCCTTTCTACTGGTAACTCTTACACTGAAATTGACTTGAATGGTTCTCCATCGACACTTGTTGTCGGTTCTAATGGGGCAGGGAAGAGCACGATGCTAGATGCTATATGCTTTGTCCTGTTCAACAAACCGTTTCGTAAGATATCAAAGTCTCAGTTGATCAATGCTGTCAACGAGAAGGATACTGTTGTTATGGTTGATTTTTCAATCGGTTCTACCGACTGGACTGTCAAGCGTGGAATAAAACCTAATGTCTTTGAGATCACTAGAGATGGTACGGTACTAAATCAAGAGTCCAACCAAAGGGACCAACAAACCTGGTTGGAACAGTCTGTATTGAAGCTTAACTATAAGTCTTTTACACAGGTGGTGATACTAGGTAGTAGCACCTTTGTTCCGTTTATGCAGTTGACTGCCCCTAATCGTAGAGAAGTTATTGAGGATCTCCTTGATATTAAGATCTTCTCTACGATGAATACCCTACTAAAGGAGAGGGCAAAGGGAGTTAAGGACTCACTTAGCAAGCATCAGTACACCCTTGACCTTATAAAGGAAAAGGTTGACATCCAGAAGAGATTTATTGCTGACATTAAGCAGCAAACCAAGTCTAATCAGGCAGTCAAGAGGTCTGACATCGAATCTTTAGAGACAGATATTCTCAGTCTTGAACAATTAATCCAATCTGGATCTGAGAGTGTCTTATCTTTAGAGAAAGAGGTTGATGAGTTCGGTGATGTTGATAAGAAGTTAAGTGAGTTCCATCTCTTTGAAGCTAAGTTTGAAGATAAAGCAGATAGACTAAATAAGGAGTTGACATTCTTTGATGAGCATGATCATTGTCCAACTTGCAGGCAAGGAATCCCTGATAGCCTACGGTCAGATAAGAAAGGAAGCATTAGCACACAGCTTCAAGAACTTACAGAGGGAACATCCCAAGTCAAGAAAGAAATAGAGGCCATTACTGGTATACTGGACAAGAAAAGGGATGTACTCAAGCAGATAAGGGAACTACACACCCAGATAACCACTAATAATAGAGAGATTGGATGGAAGAGGAAGTCCATTAAGAAAATTGAACAGGAGATTTCTCAACAAGGTACAGGCAACCTTAAGAGAGAGCAGAAGAACCTTAAGGAACTAGCAAAAGAGGGATTAGAAGCAGAGGAAACTATGTCTGTGGTCAGGAAGAAGAAAGACAACTTCGATGTTGCTTCTCAACTCCTTAGAGACACAGGTATCAAGAGTCAGATCATTAAGAAGTACCTACCGATCATGAACAAGATGATCAATAAGTACCTCAATGACCTTGATTTCTACGTATCCTTTGAACTAGATGAGGGGTTTGAAGAGACCATTAAGTCTAGGTTCAGAGATGAGTTCTGCTATGCTTCATTCTCAGAGGGTGAGAAGATGAGGATCGACCTTGCCCTACTGTTTACATGGAGAACCATAGCTAAGATGAAGAACAGTGCCAATACTAACCTGTTGATACTGGACGAGATCTTTGACAGTTCCCTTGACATAGCAGGTACCTATGATTTCATGAAAATTCTGAGAGCATTTAATGATAGTACAAATGTATTCATCATATCTCACAAACCTGATGTCCTTCAGGACAAGTTCGAGAGGATCCTTAAAGTAGAGAAGAAACAGAACTTCTCAGTGGTCACTGAAGAAAGTGGCATATAAATAAAATCACCTTGCGTACCCCATATTATGATTAGAACCCATACAATCACTAAAAAGAACCCTCAGCACAACCAGGAATGGTCGTGGGAGGAGACCCCTGAGTTAAAGCAAGCACTGGAGAAGCTCCATGAAAGTTCCCAATTGGCAGCATCATTCCAAAAAGGAAAAGAAACGCCACCTAAAGCCACAAGCACTGCGTCAAGCGAAGAAAGCTAGGAACCAGTTCATAAAGTGTCTACTAAGTACCCCATCCGAACGGAAGGGGTATTATTGTATGTACATACACG